TCAATCCTTTGCCTTCCCGTGTGAATTGGACGGATTTTCCTTCTTCCGAATCCGCCCATATGATTTCTTTCGGTTGGCTTCCCGCACGACCGCGACCGCGTGGCGTTTCGAGTAACGCTTGAAGCTGATTTTCAAACAGGAATGTTGACGTGTGCCAAACTTGAATCCCCTTGTCTTCTTCGTTCCCGTCGTAACACACAATGTTGTATATGCTTCTATGGTATGCCGAAGGACGAAGGGATTTTATCAAGCCTTCGTCCGCGCCGTCATATTCAAGCCGCCTTCGATGCTTACATATGGGACACGGTTTATTGTACGTTGCGTCAAGGCAAATGAAGTTTTGCCCTTCAACGCCCCCGACGTTTCGGTGTTCTTTCAGATAAAGACCATACACCAATTCGCCTTCGTCCCAATCGGGGTCGTTCGCCCCGCAATAATATGGAATGACGTCAATCAAATGACGTCCTTCGCCACATTTCCAAAAATTAACCCCTTGAAGGTTTTTCTTGAAAAATCCGGGTCCGCCGAATTGTTTTTTCTTGGCTTCCCGTTGCCTTTTCAATAATGCTTCACGACGCTTTTCGCGATCCGACATTCCGCCGGAACTTCCTCCCGCGCCGCGGGTCCGTGAAGACCCCCCATTTCGTGAACTTCCACTTGTTCGATTTTTCTTTCCCGTTGTTTTTGGCATTTATTTTGCCCCCTTTCGTGTTCTTAACATTTTAGTTTGAACCCTTCTTTTCCCCGTGTCCTTTTCTTGTTGAATTCGGGGTTCGACCGTATTGTCCGAATAATAGCCCGATAAAAATATTCGGGTTAGGGCTTCCAATAAACCCTTATTTTGTTCCATCAAAACACAAGCCCCCTTCATGACGGCTTTCTTTTCGATAACGTCGCTTAAATCCGTGACGACTTCTTCCACTTTATCGATATAAAGGTTATACGCGTTTATGTTGTCCGGGTGACGATTAACGATGTTTTGAACCGTGGCTTCCGTGAACTTTTCGACGCCATGTTCTTGGGGGTCCGAAGTCCGAACTTCCGATTCCACGTTGGCACGCGTCAATTCATAATCCCTTTTATATTGGGCTTTTTTCAAGGCCAATTGCTCTTTCAAGCGAAATTCGACCTTTTTCAATCGCGCGTATTCAAGATAATACTTTTTCGCTTTTTGCGAATGGCGCGCCATTTCTTCGTGTAAATTCAATTCGTCAATCTTCAAATCTTCGTTTAAATCGTATTTCATTTTTCCCCCTTGTTTCAATTATACCATGCGAACCGTTGTTTTTACGTGGATTTTTTATGTCACGATTATTTTAAACAAACGGCTTGTCAAAACGGCCCGTTCGTATATTGGACTTGAAAGAATGTCAATAATGTCAAACGCCCGCATATCGAATTCGGGTTTTAACATTTCCCTTTCGGCCATGGTCAAAAGGGCCTTTCGAATTGGTTCCGGTTCCCCTTCCATTGTTTTAAGTATCGGCGCGATTTGGGGCCAATTCGCTCCCGCCATAATGCCGCGGAAAAGATCAACGACGGTCGTCGTCCGTTGGGAAAAGTCGCGTACCGCTTCCAACCAATCTTCTTCGTTGGGCAATCCAATGACGCTTTCCAAAAGGATCAAGGCTTGACGTGGGCACCCTTCGGAAAATTTGGCGATTTGCAGTATTCCCCGCTTTTTGTTTCTTGGATTCACCCCTTCCATGGCGCACACGTCTTCAACCAATGATTTTAATTCCCGGGAGGTTAGGCTTGACACGGAATACGTCGCGCAACGTGTTCGAACGGTTCGAATGAGCTTCCCCGGTTCCGTCGTGCATAAAATGAAATGACAAGTCTTGGGAGGTTCTTCAAGGGTTTCGAGTAACGCGTTGAAAAACGCCGCGGTTCCTTGGTGACATTCATTCAAAATATAGACTTTCTTTTCGCCTTCCATGGGAAAGAATTTGACCTTTTGATTTATTTCCCGCGCCGTTTCAATCCCCCGGTAATCCGCGTTGTTGTATTGGTAAATGGAATATTTCGTCGCGCCGATTTCCTTCGCCAATATTCGGGCAATGGTTGTCTTCCCACAACCGGACGGTCCGGTTAAAAGGAACGACGATGGAATGGTTTCGGGCCGTGCCACGACGGTTTTAAGGGAAGCAACCAAAGCGTCGTTCCCGCGAACTTCGTCGAATGTGTTTGGTCGGTATTTCTTGTCAAGCATGGTTAGCCCTTTCGCTTCATAAGTTTTTCCATTAGTTCTTTCCTATGGTTGGTAAAAAAATATCCTTCCATTAAATTCGGGTCCAAAACATTTACGGTTGTTATTTTGTTTTGTTTCGCTTCTTCTAATTCCCCGATTTCTTTTTTGTAATACCACGCCCCACCGACCGGGGTTATTTCCGCTTCAATTTCTAAAGGGACGATAATCCAATTGTGAACTTCCCGAATGGATTCCGTCATAATTTTTTTCGCCAATTCAAGAACCTTTTCCTTTTCGGGAGGAAATAAGTCAAAAACGATTTCATCATGGATTTGTGAAATGATTCGCGTCTTCATTCTTTTTCCGCGCAACGCATTATCTAATTCAATCATCGACCATAATAAACAATGAAAAGCCGTCCCTTGAATTGCGGAATTAAAAATCATATTTCGGGATAACGTATCGTTTCTTTGAAAACCCGTGAAATATTGAACGTATCCCTTTCGGATATAGTCGGAAATCATTCGTTGTTGCCATTGTCGAAAGACCGAAAATTTGTCCCAAAACTTTTCTTCAACACGTTTCACATGGTTTTCGAAAACGGTGTATTCTTGGGATCGGGTGCAACCGTGGAAAAGTTTGTTCCGTAAATGTTCCCGAACTGTTATACCTTCCCCGGTTTTCAAATGAATACATTCGTTCCAAAGGTTCCGGGCACAATTGACAAAATATGAACCGTAAAATTCCGGAAACACGAATTGGTTCTTTGCATAAAACCGCAACATTTTCGTAACGGTCCGATCCGACAACCGAAAAAGTTCCTTGGCTTCGTCCTTGTGCATATCCGTTGTCGGGTCATTGATATACATTACCAATTCCGGGTCCTTTGTATAACATGCCCCGATCCGAACTTCGATGCTTGCGTAATCGCAACAAAGAATTTGGTTTCCGGGGGAAGGAAGGATTCCTTTTCGAATCAGCTTTTTTGATTCTTCGTCCCGGTATGGAATGTTTTGAAAATTTGGCAAGCTTGACGACGATCGATAACTTCGCGCCGTGTGAAGATCGTAAAACGGATGGATTTTGCCGTCTTGCACCTCCCGCAAGAATTGGGCAAGGTACGTGTTTTTCAATTTATATAAACGACGGCGTTCAAGTATTTTATTCGCTAATGGGTGTTTGATTTCGGAAAGAACGTCACGGTCAATTGCATTCAACCCCGACGTCGTCAATTTTTCTTTTTTAGTTTTTACCTTTAACACTTTGAAAAATAAGGTCCGCAAGTCGTCCGTTGAAATATCCTTCAATATTTTTATGGGGCGTCCGATTTGCTTTTCGAATTGCTTCGCCCCGTTATCCGTTATTATACTTTCCGTCAAAAGTTTTATTTCCCTATCCAATCGAAGGTCTTCTTCTTTGTAATAAATTTCGTCGACCGGGATTCCTTCCATGGTTGCGTTGCTTAAAGTTTTTAGCCCCTCCAGAAAGAAATAATTTGCTTTTCGGCGGGGGTCTTTCATTCGCCGAAATATTTTCATTTGTTTTTCATATAGGTTATAAGTGAAAAGGGAATCAAAGGCGTTATAAGTCAAAAGCTTTTTTAATGGGGCTTTCGTTAGGGTGTTCAATCCGGTCCGTGGATCGGGTATAATGAAAGGTTTTATGTCGGCGTCATATTCCTTGACCCCCCAATTAACAAACGTTTGAAATTTCAATCCCGTAATTCCCTTCCGCGAATCAATAATGTGTGCGCCGTTCATGGTGCAATGTTCCCAACCCCTTACGGGTCCGATACAAGCACGCGCCCACATGTCTTCGAATTTCAAATTGTGTGCAACCTTTTTTATGTTCGCCGAAAATAAAACGGCTTTCAAAAGATTTTCGACTTCGTCTTTCTGTTTGTCGGTCCAAAATGGGTGCGATACCGGGAAGGCGATTGCGTGGTTTTTGTGGAAGGCAATTGAACATGACACGATTCTTTGAAGGGGTCCGAAGGGTTTCAATGACGTGGTTTCGAAATCGAACGCAATTGTTATTCGTCGTTCCCTTAATAGTTCCATCATATAGTCGGAAAGTTCGTCGATATCCGTAACGACTTTTATTTCTTTTTCCCACAACCGGGCGGTTGGTCGTGGTTTTCGAATACACGACGCCGCGAATTTCAAGTCCCTTCGAAATACGGATTCGATTATTTCATTTCCTTGATTTCGAACTAAATATGAAGGGTGAAACAAAGGTATTACATGGGCATGGTATTCATGGTCGGGGATACAAAACCGTTTCCAACGTCCTATCGAACAATCCCCCATTCCGACATAAA